GAGGGTAGCTCAGGCGTGGCTGATGCCATCGTCAGTCACATTGACGAGACCGTGGTGCAGCACGACGAGGACATCGAGGAGGTACGGGTGCAGCAGGCCGGCCTCGTAGCGCAACTCGACTACCTGACTGAGCAAATGGAAGTGGCTCAGAGACAGCCGGCTCCGGCCATCGTGCAAGCACCGCCGCCGGAGCAGTACACCGACGATGATTGGGACGCTGTGTGGTCGGCACTCAAGGGAGACGATGAAGATGAGTGAGAAGGCCAGCCTGTATCAGGCCATCAAGGACAACTGGGCCCAGGTCGCCGCGATTGCAGCGGTGTCCTCAATTTTCATTGGCGTCGTGGGTGAGTGGAGGATCCGCGCTAACGTAGCGACGGCACTGGCGGCCGTGGATCTGGCAACCGACACAAAGATCGTCAGCATGGATGATGAGATCGACGAGAATGGTGCCGGCTGGCGAGCCAATGAAACACGGATAGATGGCAACGAGCGCCGCGTCGAGCAAGCCTTTGCTGCCCTGATGGGGCGGCCTATTCCTACCGAATAAAAAAGCCCCGCGAAACGGAGGTAACGCAGGGCTCCCATTCACTTCTGCAGTACCGGCAGATGGCTCCGGCTGGTCCGCGAGGTATCGCTGACCTTGTTGGATTGTAGCCCAACATTTTCCCGCTTTTGGCTTTACACCGAACTATTTTGCCGCGGGTATCTCGGTGTCCGCACTTGGGGGGGTATTCGACACGACTTCAACATCCCTATCGTCCGGCCAGCCTCGAGGCGCTGCGTTCCACGCTTGCTGCGCCTTTACCAGGGTGCGCTCTTGATCTTCCGAGTAACCGTTGCGGAACTCGACCGCCCATTCCGTGCAGCAGTTCCCCATCACTCGGCCATACTTGGCTCGCTCCTGCATTTCAATCATCAGGCCCTCGGGGATCTTCCCGCATGGGCAGGGCTCGAGGACAATCTTCTCTGCCTCCGGCTTGGCCGGGTCTCGCTTCACTAAATCGTCAACGCCGGGGCGTCCCTCTATCTCAGCCACTTTCAATTCTCCATTTCAGGTTGTAATAATCGATGTAATCCTCGGCCGTCATGCAGTTTGGCTGTGGAATACACTCACGGTATGCGTCGTAGTCTCTCAGCATCCCCTCGCGCTCGCTAGAGGCAAACATCTGCCCGCTGGTGTAGCTGTGGGCGAGGACGCCGATGATAGCGGCAGGCAACAGCCACGCTGCGTGTATTTTCATGCCAGTCCAGCCTCCTCGTAGCACTCAGCGATGAACAGCTTGGCGCGCTTAATCATAGCCTCGATCAGGTCATCATCGCGCGGGATCCATACGCGGTGCAACTTCTGCGCGATGCCGCCCTCGAGGTTCGAGCCGTTGTAGTAATTGATCCAACCCCATCGCCTGAATCCAGTCAGCATCATGTGACCCTGGACTTGGTGCCGATTCTCAGCAGCGCAAGCCTTGATCGTGCCCTCGTGGTCCTCCGCAAGGTCCCGGTATTTCTTGTAATTTTTATAGAGCGCGCGGCATTTGATCTCGCCGCCGTCCTCGTAGTTGGGCAGGTGCAGCAGGTCGGGTGACCCTCCGAGCCAGTCGTAGCGCTCGGACACGAGGAATACATCATGCTCGACGTCGATCTCGTAGCGCCACTCGTAGGCCGCAAGCGCCTTGGGCTCCTGCTCCTTGCCATGTGCTGCCCACTCCGGCGTCTCCTCTACGCTCCGGTGGCCGAGCATCTCTTTGATCTTCTCGCGCTGGTATTGCCGGTAGCGCTTGGTCTCTGGCTTGGCCATGACGTCCGCCAGCCGCGAGCAGGTAATACGATTGCGGCGTAGGTCCAGCCACTCATCGGATCCCTGCTCGACTGTAATGACACGGCAGTCCACTACGCGCTCGGCGCGGCGTCAGCGGCCGGCTTGGCTTTGGGCTTCGGCTTTTTCTCCTCGTCCTTGCGCTTGCGGGTGTTCCTAATGCGATCCATCGCAACCTCGGCCTCACCCTTGGGGATCTTCGGGATACTGGGGACATCAAAGATCTTGTCGCACATGCGAGCGAGCAGCGCGTCGGCATCGGATCCAAACAGGTCGTCAGCGAGGCTCAGGATGGCGTCAGCCTCGGCCGGCGTGATGGTCTGGGGCTCTGCCTTGGTGCCCTCGGCGTCGTCGTCATTCGCTCCTGCAATGCCCACGATCGCCATGATGGTGTACCTGCGCATGTAGGTCATCGCGGAGCCAATGCCCTGCGGGTCCTGCTTGGGCGGATACATGGCAAACTTGTTCGAGATCGACTGGCCTGACGAGTGTGCCAGGATGGTCGTGAGGCGCAGCAACTCGGCTCCATCATCAGCTTTGAATCGTTCCGGCAGCTGGATGATTGACAGGCCGTTCTTCGATAGCGGCCCGCGGATAGCCTCCATGACCGAGGTCAGCGTGGCGTACTTGTAGACTCGAGTGCCGGCCTGCCCCTCGGCATCGAGCTCGGCGCTGGTAATCTCTGCCTGAGCCTTGGCCAGCGCCGTGAACAGCTTGTCGTGCTCGGGCTCTGGCTCCTCCCTGTCCATGATGACCGACATCGTATCGAACAGTCGGTCGTGCTCTTTTAGCTTGGCTTGTAGCGGCTGGATTATCTGCCGCACGATTACTTCGGTTGCAGTCATTGGGCTTTCGTCTTTGTCGGTCATTGGATTCCTCCGTTAGTGGTTTGATGCAATCGGGCCGCAATCGCAGTCCTCCTGCTCCATTGCCATGCAGCCGTGACACCACGGCGTAGGATCGTCGTCAGGCTCGTCGCGATCCCACAATTCATCCTGGTCCTCTGGTGTTTGAGGTCCGTCAGATATTGAGCAAGGCATTCGGTCGGCCAACATTTTTCGATTCAATCCTACTTGCATGTATGGACATTTGACCATACAATCGATCGACTGTCCATACAAGGTGCTCCGATGCGACGAAAAGTAAAGAAGTTCCAGATGAGGATGCACCCTGACGATCACCGGCTACTGATGATGCTGGCCTATAGGTCTCATCAAAGCATGGCCGAGTGGGTGCAGGAGCAGATCCGCACAGAAGCCAAACGGGAGAAACTGAAATGAAATTCATCACTTACACAGACAAGGCAGGGAAGTGGCGCTGGCGCGTAATCGCTGGCAATGGCGAGATCGTGGGCGCCAGCAGTCAGGGCTTCGCGTCGCGCTCGATAGCGTTCGCGAATGCGGAACTGCTCGGCCTGAAACTGCAGGGGCTCACATGAGCGGGCAGTCCGGCCACAAGGTTCTCGCCCTGGGCGATGACAGCATTAAAAATCGGCTGATGTATACCGATAGCTGCGGCGCCTCCTATGACATCGAGGACATGCGTGATGCGCTCGTTGCAATCAGGGCCAACACCGCGCCGAACGCGGTCAGCCTGTCACCGCGCAACCGCATCAGGGCGATCTACGAGATTGCCTGTCAGGCATTGCCATGAGTGTCGATAACTATTCTGAGTGGGCTTGGCGATTGCGCTTGCCGCCGGCACCGCCACTATGAAAGACGTATCGAAAATGTCGGATCGAGAAATGCGCGGAGAGATCCGGTCACTCCGAGGTTTGCTGGCGCAGGCCACATGCCCTAACACCGACTGCACCGATGGCGGTATTCCTGTTCAGGTGGGTGATGATGAGTGGGAGGCGATGCAATGCCAGTGGTGCCACGAGCGATCGGAGTTGATTGCGAATCGTGATTAACATATTCTCAATACCGCAAAAATTGAAGGCCCGATCCCTTGCAAGATCGAGCCTTCGGTATCTGGTTCCGGTTGGCGCTGACCAGATGCGAGCATCTTAACATGAATCCGCTCGCGTCCCGCAAGGCCTACCGCGTTCTAGCGGTGAGGCATACGCAAACTGACCGTAACTCAAGGGCCGACAAATCCGTGATAGGACCTACGGGCTGTCCTGTGACCGCGGTGGCAAATGGCAACTGTATCGACCAAAGGCGAGCCGAGTAACCATGCGACCTGCATGGCCAAAGGCCCGGAATTGTACCTAAAACAAAGGGATAGACATGACAACTAAAAAGGCAAAGCCAATGACATTCAGACAGAGATTGCGGGCCAAGTCCGAGGAAAAGCTAGTCGAGATTGTGGCTGAGGCCACTACCAAGCTGCGCAAGGTGGCCACGAACAACGGGCTCAAGGTCGGAGATCTGGCCAAGCTGTGCAGCCCGGGTGAGCACAAGACTATTTTTGACTCGATGGTCACTCAGCTGGCGAACAACACCGAGGCCGACCTCGAGAAGATCTATAACAATCAGATGGGGTTTCCACTGGGAGGCGATGATGGGTGAGGGATCTGAGAGCGACTACACGCTCGAGGAGGGGCTGCCAGAGGGCTGCACGTTCGAGCGCATAGAGTTGGACAACATCGAGGCCACGGCCGCCACGCAGGTACGTGTGAAGCTGGACGCTGCCACGATCGACGCCTACACCGAGGATTTCCGCAACGGGGCGAAGATGCCGCCGCTGGATGTGTTCCGCGAGGAGAACAGCGAGCGCAACGTCATGGCGGACGGCTTCCATCGCCAGCGCGCGGCAATCAATGCCGGGTGGGGAGACATTGGCTGCATCGTGCATCCTGGTGGCCTGCATGACGCGCTAATCTATGCGCTGTCGGCCAATCGACATCACGGCCTGCGCCGCACCAACAGAGACAAGCGCAACGCTGTGGAAATGGCCCTCAAGGACCCTGAGATCTCGCAGTATCAGCAGCAGGAAATAGCTGACATTTGTGGCGTCACACGGCAAACCGTTCGCAGGATCCAGCACGACCTGCTCGCCGATGACGATGAGACCAATGGAACAAAGTCGCATGAGCCTAGCGTTGCGGAGCCCAAGGATGACGATTTTCGCGACGATGGCACCAAGCCAACACAGGAGGAGGTCGATCTCACTGAGCTCAGGCAGGCCTGCTCCCTGGTTAAAGCCTTCCCTTACGAGGGTTCCGACGCTGCCCGCAAGCTGGACCTCACTCCTGACGACATCGCAGATCTCGAGTACGTCTCAACATGGTGTGCCAATGCGGTTCTGACTCGCCGTAGTGGGAGCGATGATAAGCATGGGAGTGGCCCGATGGGTCAGAGTTTGTGATGCCTGACTTTCGATATACGCTCAACGATGAGGAGGTCGAGGCCTTCCAAGTCACCGAGGACACGCGCTATCAGGAGAAGCGGTGGCCCGAGTGGATGCAAAGCCGCTACCTGATGACGATTGACGGTCACGAGTGGCTCACGGTCAACGAGGTCGAGACCGAGATCCCGACCTTGGGCTGGATCCTCAGGCGCGCCAATGGCCAGATCGAGGCGGTCGACTACTCGATCATGGAGGAGGCCGTCAAGACCGTGGTCGATGAGCCGCCCAAGCGTGACGAGCCGAGCGAGGTCAATGAGGAGGGGCTGGTCGCACTTGCTGCGAAGCTGGCCGGCATGACGGTCCCTGAGTTCGAGGCCGAGCAGGTAAAAAAGGCGGCCAAGCGCGCGGGCCAGCCAGCCCCCGAGATAACCATGTCAGCGATTAACGAATGTCCGCCTGTCGAGGACACTTTTATGATTGAGGTAACCGAGGCCTATGCGCTTCTGAGGGATGGCCGCACCATCGCCAAGGGCATCAAGGCCTTGCAGCAAGCACTGGCCAAGCGTGTCGAATGGTGCAACTGCCCGCCCGCTCATTGTGAGGGTGGGGATTTCATTGGCTGCCGGCAGAACAGCCCGCTGGCTAAATAGGAGACGATATGCGAACGCTGTACTGCTCAATCTGCAGCACAAATTTTGACGTCGACACCGAGGGAGTCGAGGGAGATATAGGCATCATCCCTGTGGCGTTCTGCGCTACCTGCAGGACCGGGATACATGACTTCGCGCAGCAAACGTGGGATCTGGTGCCTCGCGACATGCTGCATCTTGGTGCCAAGGAGGAGGACTGCGGCTGCCCTGAGAATGCGGAGCTCCATTGCATATCGGTAATCTGTCCGCGCAGGTGAAGAAAAAACCTGACAAGAAAATAGAGGCGGCCGAGGCCCCCATGTGCCGGCTATGCGAGACGCGGCACTGGTCTCAGCAGCCCCACCACTTCAAGCCAACAGAAAAGGAAAAGCCGAAGCGCGACCGCGATGATTGAGGACCGCCAGTATCAGGACGATGACGTCAACCACGCCATGAACCACGGCGTAAACGACAAAATCATCCATTGCGCACCGACCGGGTCCGGCAAGACAATCATCCAGGTCAAGATCGCCAAGCGCGAGCTCGACCGCGGAGACGCTACGGCAATCCTCACGCCCCGCAACGAGATATTCGACCAGACGCTTGCCCATGCCCGAGATCATTGCGGCTCTAGCAACGTCAGCGTACTGAGGGCACGCCGTGAGGGCGAGTATTGGCAGCCCAGTAGGCCGGTGCATATTGTCAGCTGGCCGACGCTGATCGCCCGCGTTCGTAGAGATAAAGATTTCTGGTTTCCGAAAGTCCAGCGAGTTCTTGTCGATGAGTGCCACCTGTCGGTGGCGCCGAAGATCCTCGAACTGCTCGAACACTACGCCCCCAAGGCCCGTATCGACGGCTACACGGCAACCCCCGCCCGCCTGACTGGCCGGGGCCTTGGGTTTTTCTTCACTGAAATAAAGCATGTCACCACGGTCAGGCAGCTGATCGCTGACGGCTACCTCGCCCCGATAGAATACTATGGGGCCTCCACGCCTGACCTCACCGGCATCAAGATCCGAAGGGGAGACTATGAAACTAAGAAACTCAGTAAGGCGTGCATCGAACTGGTCGGGGACGCCGTGGACAACTTCCTGCGGCTGGCACCTGACCGCCACACAATCGTATTTGCTGTCGACATTGCCCACTGTGAAGCCCTCGCAGACCGATACCGCCGAGTCGGCATCAAAGCCGCGGCCCTCCACACTGGCATGGACACACCGGAGCGGGATGCGGTTGTATCATCCTTCAAAGCCGGATCTATCCAGGTACTCTGCAACGTAAGCATCGCCAGCTACGGGTTCGATGCGCCGAGCGTCAACTGCATCCAGATCTGCCGCCCCACCAAGTCGATCGTGCTGCACCTGCAGATGATGGGCCGCGGCATGCGGCCGGCCATGGGTGAGGACGGCCTGCCGATCAAGGACCGAGACCACCCTGATTTCAAAACCTGCCTTGTACTGGACCACGCCGGCAACGTCCAGGGTCTAGGCATGGCTGACGATCTGTACCGCTGGCGCCTCGATGAGGGCTCGGCTGCCTGCCACAACTGGACGCGCGACGAGCGCAGCGGTGAGTCAGATGAGGCCAAGCCCCACACCTGCGACAACTGCCAGCATATTTTTTCGCAATCGAGGATCTGTCCGAAATGTGGCTGGAAGGTGCCGTTTGCCAAGCGCGACGTCGACACCACGGAGGCCGACCTCGTGCCTATCGGCCGCAACCAAGCCCACGCGCTGCCTGACGGCTGGCCCTCGTATGAGGTTTTTTTCGGCATGCTCAGGCACTACTACCACGAGAAAAAGAAGTCGAAATATGCGGCGATTATGACGTTCAAGGACAAGGCCAAGTGCTCGCCGCCCGAGGATTGGAATAATCACGCCATGGTCCCGCCGAGCCAGCGGGTGCTGAACTGGATCATTCACAGGAATATAAAATATGCCGCCCAACAACGTAAGCGACGAGCCCAAGGTTCATCCTAGTACCGAGCGGCTGCGGTTCCTCGCGGATCGCATGGCCTGCCTGATGCTCGAGCTCGTGCGCCGGGACATGGATTTCGGCACGTTCTGCCACGAGGAATTTTTCGAGGGTGAAGTGGCCGACCACCTGCGCAAGCACAAGGACTACGACACCTGCCTGGACTTCGTCCGCCGCATGCTGAGGAAGCACGATGCCCGCGAAAAAAGCTAAACGCTGGACCGAGGAGGACGTCAGGCGCCTCAAAGCTGTCGGCCAGCCCGAGAAAAAGGGCCGCTATGGCAACGTCAAGAAGATCGAGGAGGACGGCCATCGCTTCGACTCCAAGCGGGAATACCTGCGCTACCTGGATCTCAAGCTGCTCCTCCGTGCTGGCGAGATCAAGCACCTTGAAGTGCATCCGGAATTCCCGATCACGATAGGCGGGGTGCCGATCATGGTGAGCTCGAATCAACACCAGAAGTGGGACCGGCACCTGACCTACGAGGCCGATTTCAAGTACGCCGAGAAGCAGGGCGCTTGGTGGCCGGTGGTCATCGAGGACGTCAAGATGCAGAGCGGGCACCGCACCGGGATCTACAAAATCAAACGAGCCCTGATGAGGGCCATGGGTTACGACATACGGGAGTATTGATATGGCATCACCGAATAACTATCGAGCCGGGACAACAAAAACATACAACAGGGGGGCCATGAAAGCCGAGGACATCAGGGCCGAGTTCGTCAAGGTCGGTTGGGTTGGCAGGCTGCGAGAGCGCAAGCCGTGGGTCAAGCGGACGCTGCTCTTTGAGCGGTGCAGCAACAATACGGGCGCCGCGTAGTGGTCGGCAGCACGCCCAGGGCCCGCAAGAATGAGCAGCAACGCATGGACACGATCTCCAAGCATTGCGGTTGCCTGCCTTGTCTGCTCATGGGCCATACCGATGTGCTCACCACGATCGAGCACGTTACCGAGCGAGGCCGGCGAATCGGCAAGGACGAGGAGGTCCATCGCTGGACCATAGGCCTGTGCAAGTGGCATCACTTCGGCCATACGCACAACCATTGCACCCGCCAGCAAATGAGCGGCGAGCTCGGCCCTGCCTTGACTTGGGGCCGGCATGTTTTCGAGGATCACTTCGGGGACGAGGTCCATGTGCTTGTGCCTACTCAGGATTTTCTGCTCGATCAGTTTGCCGAGCGGCCATGGCAGGAGTACGCTCTGCCTCGCGATACTGCAAAAGAGACGCGGATATTTTGGATAGAACTGAATCATGCGATCAATACATCACAGTCACAGGGGTCGTAAGGAAAAATCCTCCCTGGCCAAAGCTGAGGCTACTGTGTGGCGAGATCGAGAAACTGGCGGGCCCTGCCTCGGTTCCCGAGGTTCTGCATGAGAGCGGCAAATGGATAGAGTCGATATCACTCAGGGATTCCTGAACAAGCTGCCCGAGCCGACAGATATGCCCGACCTGCCTTGGATACAGTGGCGGGTAGAAAATGTTGATGAATTTCTCAGGTTTCTGGAGCCCTTTGAGGTCCGCATGACGCCTATCCCCGGGGACCAGCTGCTCATTCAAACCAAGTACACGCGCGGCGATATACAGCTGTCGCCCGGTGATTGCCTAATTATCAAGAGATTGCCCGGTGGTCGTGAGCGCCTCGGAGTGGTGCGCGCGGCTGCCTCCGTTGCCATACGCGAGGCCGATGGGCTGGCCAAGCATAGCAACGTCGACAACCTCGCAAGGCGTCACAACGGCTCAAGGATTGAGCACTAAGCACTCTAGCGCGAACTGCGCCATGTAAGGCGCTGGCGTCTCTCCTGAACACCAGCGCCGAATTGTCCGCTCTTTGACATCGAGGACCCTGCCTAGCTTCGGCTGGCTCAGTCCGGTGGACTCAACCAGGGACGAAATATACTTGTGGTCGGGCCTGTAGCCCTCCGCGTTTGGCTTCATGTTTTGCGATCTCCGTTGTTGTGGCCGCATCCAGTGCAGCGGAGCACGTTGTCCTGCACCTTGCCGCACATAGGGCAAGTCCATATCTGCCTAGCCTCCAGCCGGCCGATCCGTCGCAGCGCATTGATGAGCGCGCAGCGCAGTTCTTCGGCGCGCTGCTCGGCAACCCGCGGCATGCCATCGCCTAAGATGTCGGCCGCGTGGTCTGCATCACCGTGCAGTAGCTCGTTAAACCTACTCATACCAGCCACGGCCGGCGCTGCCTCGGCTCGATGTAGTACCGGAACGCGGTGGCGTTGGCTTTGATGGTGCTGGCCTGATTGGTGCCCCGCGGCCTGGGCCCTGTGAATCGGGTCACTACTCGATAGTGGTCCTCGTTCAGGATCCAGCGCCGAAAGGCCCACCAGAGCAGCCGGTGGGCGTAGTTGGTGCGCCGCACCTTGGCGTGGTAGCCCGGTGACTTGTAGCCGTTCACGTACTGTGGGTTGGTTTTCATTGGTCAGACTCCCGTATGACGCCACGGCCGCAAGCGCGGCACGTTTGGCCATCGTGCTCCTCGGTTGACTCCTCGCCGCAATCCTCGCAGCCGTATTCTGGCTTTTCGGCGTTCAGGGTCCAGCGCCCGCACCCGTTGCCGTTGTACTCGGTCAACCGGCCGAACTCCTGCCCCTCCTCGATGCGTCCGGCGGTCTGCCTGAGCAGCCTGCCGACCTCGTGCTCCGCCCCGGGCCCTGTCATGGCCTCGTTACGGCAATCTATAACTAATTCAACTTTCATTGTCTTGCCTCCATTTACTGTGGGAATGAGTCCCAACAAGGGCCCGCGCTTGCAGGCCCTTGGTGCGGTCACTCTAGAATAGTTCGGCCTGCTCGGGCTCCTCCTGTCCGTCCCTGTTGTTGTTCCAGAATTCACGCTCTAGCGGTGCGCTCGGCTCGTTGTCCTGCATGCCGAGCGGTGCCATGCCCTCTATTGCCTCCACTTGCGGCGTGACCTTGGGCCCCTCGGGCTTGTCGATAACTACCAGCTTGGCCGAGACGCCTGTCCCGCTCTCTTTAAATGCGCCTGCCTCGATTTCCTCGGCCTCGCCTCCCAGGTCGTCAAACCAATCGCGGAACGCGCGGGCCTTTTTGGTGTCTCGCTGAAAGCCTGCCGGCGACATGATAGCCACCAGCCGGCCGCCGGGTGCCAGCCTGTCGAAAGCGTGGCGCACGTGGTCAACGTCTTGCAGGTTCTCAAATGGCGGATTCATCACGACACGGTCGAAACGAAAAGCGCCGTTTTCCTCCAAGGTATCAACCGGCCGCGCGTCGTAGCCCTTGGCTTGCAGAATCTCGCAAAGCGTGGGGTTGATTTCATTGACTACTATCAGCGGGTCGGCGGCGAGGTCCGCCAGCTGGTCGGCTATGGCGCCGGAGCCGGCGGACGGCTCGAGCACTGATTGCCCCGCCCTTATCTGCGCGTGGTCCAGCATGTCCGCTATCAGGTCCGGCGGCGTCGGAAAGTAGCCCGGGATTTTCGAGAACTGCAACCCGTTGACCTTCTGGCGTAGCTCCTCGGCTGCCTTGTCCTCGTCGCTCTTGCCCTCGATCAGGGCCCACAATGCGACCGCGGCGGCCGTCTGGTTGCACGGCTCGTGCGTGTCGCCTACATGGTAATACCCTGTCGAATTGGTGCGGGTGCCTAGCAACTCGAACACGGCCTTTTTGCTCGTGACCCTGGACAACGCCTCGGGGACCTTGTCGGCCTCGTGCAGCGCCGCGAGAGCGTTTAGCCCTTGTTGTGTGCGTTCGAGCCGGTCGGCGTCTATACGGCGGCTCATGCCCTGCCGCTGTCGCTTTGGCGTGTTCTCTTTATGGTCGCCGCGCTTGTGGTCAATTTCAGCGGTTAGCTTGTCGGCCAGCCCTCGCAGCTTGCCGGCCGTAGCCTTGCGGCGCTTGCTCGTGCCCTTGGGCCTGTCCTGCTCTAACGGCGGGACGTTGACGCCCTCGCGGGTTTCGCTTTCGATCCGTGGCCACTCGTGGGCCTTGTCGCGGTCGCGCTTGGTTTCGCCGTCCGGCGGTGTCGGCTTATCGCCGCCGAACTCCTGCACCGCCCATGCGCCGGCCTGCTCCTGCTCCTTGAATGCGAAGCCGCCCGGGGTTCCTTGCCACTTGCGAGAGTACCAACCGCCGGCGGCCTTGCAGCTGTCGCGCAGCCGCTCGAACTCCTCGCGCTCGACCCTGGACGCCAGCACCACGAGCCAGAAATCAAACCCGCGTTTGCTGTGGTGGTGCTTCTCGATGCCGTAACTGGTAGGGGTAAGGGTAGGGGTCGGGGTATCGGTCGCGGTAGCGGTCTCCTGATGAGCCCAGAATTCGGCGGATCTGCAATGTTCACCGCTCCACACTCGATAGGCCTCGGAGCCGCCGCCGTTGCTGTCGTCGGATCCGCCCAGAAAATCGAGAATCGCGGCCTTGCATGCCTCGGATTGCTCGAAATCTATGCGGCAATACTTGGCCCGACCGTGCACCAATTCCCACGCCTCGCCCTCGTCGCTGCGATCGTAGCCGCTGCTGTCGGTCATGGGGTCGAATGTGCCATAGCTGAAGCGGTCGCAAAGCGCCTGCAAGTCCTTGCGCCGCTCTGGCGTTAGGTCCGGCGTCAATATGTCGGCGGTCACGCTGTTGCCCATGCTGAACGAGCTAGACTTAACCGATACCCGCAACCCTTGGGCCTGCAATATGCTCTTGAGGTTCGCAGCTGCTCGCGCGTGGCTGCTCTTGCCTGAGTCTGGGCCTATGGCGTCGGGGTACTGCTTGCGGATCTCCTCGGCCAGCTGCTCGACCGTGTCGGCCTTCTCGTCGGCTATGACTTGCCGCGCCTGCGCCTGCTGCGCCGTGCGCTCGTGCCGCTCCGTGTCCTGCTCTGGCGTGGTGCGGTTGTCGTCAATCGGCACCGTTTCCATGCAGCGCGGCAGGCAATCGCGGAACGCTTCGGCAATCTCTGCCGCGCGTTCGCGTGTAATCTGCCAGCCAAACCGCTCGCCAAGGCCGTCATATATGGCCACGGCCTCGGGGTTGGTCGGCTCGTCGACTCCAAAGCTAATAATAGAGACAAGGCTTTCTCGCTCCTCGCCTCCCAGGGTGCCCCACAATTCGCGCCTCATGTCGAAAGTGCGCGCCACCTTGGCGACCGCGTCGGCCGCCTCCTTGTGCCATTGGTGCCGGTTTGTGGTGCCGGCTGGCAATGCAAACTTGTTCATTTGTCTAGCTCCTCGCGGTTGTCAATGTTCCGGCGTACTGACTTGCAGCCGGGGCGGAAAAGCGGCGCCAGCATGCAAGCGCCGAAAAGCACCGTAAACCAGATTGCGGCCACGGTTTCTGCTGTGGTGATGTTGTCCATTGTCGTGCCTCCGTTTGCTTGGGAATAAGTCCCCGAAAAGGCCCGCGGTGCAGGCCCTTGCGGCGGTTACTCAGCAGGCCGCATAACCTCCCTCGCAGCATCCCCAATTGGCCATGCGTTTCGCGGCGTAGACGGCTGTCAGGTCGTTTATGTATTGGCCCCGCTCGTCGCTATCAATCCATACGCTCGCAATCTCATCGCCGTCCCTGAACACCTGCAAGCCGGCATAACCAAGCCCACGGTTACGGCTCAAGACGTACAGCGCGCCGTGCTCGGTGAATACGTCGACATCGTCAGCCGTGCCGCATCCGAGCGAGTAGCGCAAGCCGCCCCATGTGATTACGTCCGCCGGGTTGTAGCGGCCTGCCTCGCGTTGTTCTTCCTGGGTCTCGCGTTCGATGGCGAAACTGTGAAACGGTGCGCGGTTCATTGCACCGCCTCCCCGGTCAGGTAGAGCGCGATCTGGCGGTGATACATGGCGGGCATGGCATCGACGGCCGCCCGGGCGAGTTTGTCCATTTCGCCGGATGCCTTCACTTGTGATGCGGTGCCAAGCTGCGCGCCGGCATGCGTGGCGACGATTGCGCCCTTGGCCAGCCGTGCTATGTCATCGTCGGACAGATGCCCGAAAACAGCGTGGATGGCACGCCGTACAATCTCTTTATTGTTCATAACCATTGCTCCTGCGGGGTGTAGTGATATTGCCGTATCTCTTTGCAGGCCGGACAGCGTACAAGCTCGTTGCCGTCTGCGAGCGTGGCCAGCAGTTGCATGCAAGCCTGACCACAATCTCTGCACTCGAAAACGGGTAGCTTGCCGGATTTGATTTCGACAATAGGCCAGCAAGTGAATATGTCGCCGGCGTCACCTTTGGGCGTGTTGATGTATTCCGCGTGGGTGCGGGTGTCGTTCGGGTCGTAGTCAATCATGCGAATAACTCCAGTTGAGCGCCGCCGATTACTGCAACCGTGGCGCGTGGTGTGGTGACGGCAAGGCCGCCCCATTGGGTCGCCATTGCTTGTGCAATGCCGGTGAAAAACTTGCTGCGATCGTGGCCGCGCGTGGCGCTTGGGCCCATGGTGTCTGCCCCGCTCTCGTCGCATTGATTGGACCAGCGCTCGGCCGTCTTGCCGTTGCGCTTGGTGACAATGCGCGGTGCGATGTGGTCGGCCGGGTCATCGATCAGCGCCGGCAAGTTGTACCGCCATAGATATGTTTGCTTGCTGTGGTCGTGTCCGTAGCGGTTGGGCTGCACCATTTGCGGTGTGAAGCCCGGTGCGGCGTCGGCGGTGCCAATGCATGACTTGGGGTTCTCGATGCACTTGGCATCAATGGGAGCCCCTGCAAGGTCGCGCACGAAATCGAGCGCCTCGGCTTGCTTGGCCGCTCGGCCCGGGTGCTTGGCCGCGTGTTGCGGCAGGCATCGCCAAAGCTGGCAAGCGGCAATATAGGTGCAGGGCGGGTGCGCAATCATCATGCTGTAGCCGTCGCCAAGGATCTCGCGAACGTCGCGTATGTGATGAGTGCCGGCGGGGCTGTCGCTCGGTATGATGTCGCACGACTCGGCCGAGTGTCCGGCGGCCGCGAATGCATCGCGGACGGTGCCAGAATACTCGCAAGCCACGAGGATCCGCTGCAGGCGATATCCTGCGGCCGTGGCCCTGTTCTCAGCGTCCAGCATGTCGCCCTGATAATCGGCGTAGTCGTCAATGCTGGCCACTTGCAGGTGCAGGGCCTCGACCATGGCGGCGCCCTCGTCAATGTAGTCGCCCGCGACGTTGTCACCGTTGCGGACGTTGAGAAGCTGGTCGGCTGTGAGCCAGTCACGGCAAGCCGCGGAATAGTCCGCGGCGAGCCGTGTGGCGTCTAGCCTGTTGAGGGTGACAATCATGCTTGCGCCGCGCCGTCGATCCAACGGCCTGTACGCCGGCGGTCGATCTCGTCGCGCATTGCTACCTTGAGCGATGCTTGGTAATTGGGCATTGCTCTGTAGCCGTAGCCATGCATGGTGGTGGCGTTGGGAGCAATGTCAGCATGGGCGGCGCTGGCGTTCATTAGCTTAAACTCGATCGAGCCGCGCGAGCGGTCGGCGAGCAAGCCATGGTAGTCGTTGGGGATGCCTACGTTCTCGCCGCTGCTCTGAGCGTAGCGGATCAGTGCGGCCTTGCTGTACTGGTCGCCAATCTCTGCCGCGTCAAGCATGGTGAAATACAGGCAGACTAGCCCACCGTTCTCGGTGTCCTGCCATGGGGTTCTGTTGGTCATTTCGTTACCTCGCGTGCTGTGGTCCCGGGACTGCCCCCGGGTGCCTTCCCAATGGCGGGTCGGCTCTGCCGAGTATGAGGCCATAATGTCCGGATGTCAACAAGCATGGCAAAACCGCGTAGACTCTGGCAACTCCACACGGATCCGGCAAACCATGGCACCCCAAGCAAGAACCAAGGCCCTGCAAGCGTCACACACTCCACCCGGGATAAAGCCAAAGATCGGGAGACCCTCGACCTACACGCCAGCCACGGCCGAACTGATCTGCGCGAGACTGGCGGACGGCGAACTCATCACGGATATCTGCCGGACTCATGGCATGCCAAGCCGGCAATGCGTGGCACGGTGGCGTATGAGAATGCCCGCGTTCGAGACCATGTACTATCGCGCGCGGCGTATCGGCATGGAGGCGATGAGCGATGCCACGGTGCTGATTGCCGACGATGACACGCTCGACATACTGCCGGACGGCAGCCCTAACCCGACCGCCGTGAACCGGGCCCGCCTCATGGTCCATGCCCGCCATTTCCTGATGGGCAAGCTAGACCGCAAGACCTACGGGGATAAGGTGCAACACGAGCACAGCGGCGAGGTACAGCACACCATAGACCTGAGCGATCGAGAGCGTATGCGCCTGCTTGCCAGCTTCCTCGATGAGGACAGGCGAGGCGTCACGATCGATGGCCAAGCCACAACCCTGCCCGCCCTGCCTTCCTTGCCTGCCCTGCCTGACCTGAACGATGACGGCCTGCAAGCCATAGATGAACCGCGCGCGAGGGACGACACGATATGATAGGGGTCCCGCTATATCTGACCGGGGGGCCCGCAGGCGCGAGGGAGTGGGGAGGGGGGTGCACCCTGGCTCTGGCTTTTCCGAAAATCTGGCCCCAAGCCCCAACCTGTTACAAGTGAAACTATGGAACAAAGTCGCATCCAGCCCCACCCAAACAGCCCCGGATCGGACCTTTTGCCCGCAATCACCCGAAAATGGCGTTTTTGGCCCGCCGTAAGTGATTGATCCGTATAGAGCCAATAGCGATTTTACCGGGGAAACACTTTTTGCCCGAGGAGACGAAAATGACAAAAATAATTTTGATTCTATGGACACTGAGCCCGACTGGTCAGATTGATCGATTGATCTTTGAGGGCTGGAATAATTTTGGTGATTGCCACAATGCGGCCGAGATGTTGACCGCTCCGCATCCGGATGATGGTTGGAGCCCGGGGACGGTGGTGCGCTGCATCGCGGTGCCGAAATGAAGCGCTTTTGGCGCTGGCTTTTCCCGCACGAGCACGTTTATTGCTTGAGCTTTGACGCTCAGAATTTTCGTTGCCGCTGTGGCGAGACCATTGAGGGTGAGGATCTGTTCGACGCCGATACCATATTGGGTCGTTACTGGCGCGATCGGCAGGTGCCCAAATGAGCGGGGCTGTTCGCAATTTGTCGGACCTGCATCCTGAGTGCCGTGGTGCATGGCAAAAGGGCCTGACGGATTACCCGATCAAGGAGCACATTCGCGATTGTGAGAAATGTCTGCAGCGCTGGCGGCGGATTTTCACGCCGATGCTGGTGCCCAAATGAGCGACGAGACTGATCGGATTCGTGGCATTTTGCAGGCCAATAAGGGCAAGGAGTTCGTAAAGCGGATTCTGGATCCTGAGAATTCGCCGTCGATGGACCTGGGCAAGGGCTGGACCGGCACGCATTTGATGTCCGCCGAGTTCGATCCTGAGACCGAAAAGTGGATGGTGTTTCCGACCATTGTGAATATGGGTGAGGGCTTGCAGAAGATGTCGATGGAGCAGGCCATGAAGCATGCCAAGGACAGCGATGAATTCATCGACTTTGGTGACGACAAGGACGCGGCGATCGCGTTTTCTAAAAATTACAAGAAGGTCTGGGAGGACGACGATGAGACTGACTAATGCAGATATTTCTGCCAATCATAGGGGCGTAACGATGCACTTGATGCGCAAGGATTTCACCGCCCATTTTGCTCGGTGGGTGGTTCAGCAGAGCCCGTATCCGTGCCCTGACATCACTCCGGCGCTGGTGGCATTTGATGCCTTCGTGCTCGAGATCCTGGGCGGCGAGGAGGCCAAGCAATTCAGCTATGACGAGGTCAGAGACATCTGCAGCGAGGATATATTCGAGAAGATTCCGGCGATCCTGGCATTGAATGTGGCCAAATTTGGATCAGCGGATATTGTGTTTACCTCGAGATACGACCAGCCGCATCCAGACCATGATTTTATTGATTTGGGAGCGCTGGGTAGGAACATCTTTTATTCGATTATTCGCCATCACATTAACTGGGCCGATGAGGATGCGGCATGAGTCAGCGCGAGGGTGGTTACAAAGGGCGCTCGAAATTTGTCAAGCTGCAGGAGGCGTTCAAGGCGCGCCTGAAAAAAGCGCTCAAGGGCAAGACGATCGTTTCGATGGGCTACGGCCGGTCGACCTATAAGGGCAAAAAGCGTATAACCAGTTCACAGCGAAAAGCGCGTCAGCATGCCAAGGCAGCCCGCAAAACACGCCGCCGCGACACGCTCAAGCGCCAGCAACGCCAAGCACTCAACAGGAGAAAATCATGTCCGAGGAAAACGAAGGCCAATTGGAAGCCGTCGAGGAAGCGCCGAGCGCAGAACCAGTAGAGGGGGTCGATGAGCCGGGAATTATCGAACGCGCCAAGGACGCCCTGGGCTTGGGCGCCACGGAGGAAATTGCCGATGTACCAGCTGAGGCGGAAGATACAGCGACAGATCCGGCCGCAGATGAGGCGCCTGCTGATGCAGAAACGGAGGAAGGGCGCCGCGCCGCTATCAGGGAGAATATGTCCACCAATAACGAGAAAAAGTGCCGCGCCAAGAGTGGGTAATGTGCTCGAAATGGCGGATCGGCCGCGCGTGTTGTCGGTCGAGTACGTGGTTGGGGACGGCTACGATTTCACCCGCGCGCATGTGATGACGCCGCTCGGTGAGCAGCACATCAAGGTGCAGCGCTTTTGGGCCGATAAAAAATCGTATCCGCGGCTCATTGAGGCTGCAATCGGCTTGGCCTGGGCGAAGTTCTGCAATGTTAATTAAAATTCTCAAATGGACCATGGTGGCGATTGTGGTGCTGGTATTGCTGGCCTTTATCGGTGCTTTTTTCTCGATCTGGTTCGGCGGTGGAGGCCATGTCTGAGCCGGCCGTTGACGAGGTAATGCTCGCTTATCAGGCCATGGGCGCTGATGAGAAGGCCGAGCTCGACGCGCTCATCGACCAGCGCATGAAGGGCAAGCTGTGGGTGGCGTCCGCCGGCCCGCAAATGGACGCGCGTTTTTGCAAAGCCGATATCCTGCTGTACGGCGGGGAGGGCGGTGGGGGCAAAACCGACCTCGGCTTAGGTCTGGCGTTCGAGGACCACGAGCGCACGCTCATAATCCGCAAGAATTACACCGACCTGCGCGGCATCACCGATAGGGCCAAGGAGATCAACGGCACCGACAAGGGCTACAACGGCTCCCTGCCGCCACGCCTGACCACCATCACCAACAAAATCATCGACTTTGGCGGCCTTGCCCAGGAAGGCGATGAGCAGCATTGGCAGGGCCAACCGCACGACCTGATCTACATTGACGAAGTGGTGCAGAATCGCGAGTTTCAGGTGCGCTTTCTGATGGGCTGGAACCGCACCACCACCGAGGGCCAGCGCTGCCGGGTGGTACTGGGCTCGAA